AGATTTTGACATAAATAAAAACTTAGCAAACTTAGATGAGCAAGAAAGGCTTACTATAAAAGAGGCTATTATTAAAACTCATGGTAAAATGTTTCCATGTAGTAAAAGCCTTGAATATTTATCTGATCTATTTAAAGAGAATGTTGAACCTAATTTCAAAATTTCATGTGGACGGTGCAAAAGGAGAATAATAAACTTTTGGAAGCAGAGGCTAGAGAATTGGCAAATGTACTAAATGATACTTTATTTAGTGTAGTTAATAAGGCTGATGATATTAAGCATGCTACTGAGTTGTTATTAAGCACTGGGTTAATCAATCAAAAAGCTGTAAGGAATATGGCGGTGATAAATGATTACCATATAATGAGAAAGAATCCTTTAATGATGATGAAGGATATCTATTATAACTTATCTGTTAAGTATGATATTTCTGTTAATCTGGTTATAAAAATAGTATTACAAAAATAAATTTATATCTTAGCTTTTTACTTCATAAGTAAATAGTTTTGTAATTCAAAAAGAGGGTTTAGGGTATCCCTCTTTTTTTTTGTATAAAACTTTTACATATCAATCATAAAACAATTGTTTATTGTTGTTAAATGAATTGGTATAATATAAGTAATTCAATAAATAATAAGTTATCTATTTCAATAGATGAGGAAATAGGCTCTTTTGGTATTGATGCTAAAAGCTTTATTGATGAGGTTAAGGCTTCAGGTAGTAAAGATATAGAGCTTACTGTAAATAGTGGAGGTGGTTCAGTTTTTGATGCTCTTGCTATTTACGACTTCTTAAAAAATTCTTCTTATAATGTATCTGTTAAAATTGAAGGTTTAGCTGCTAGTGCTGCTACAATCATTGCTCTATCTGGTAGTGAGTTACCTGTTATGAGTGAAAACAGTTTCTTTATGATCCACAATGCATGGATGCCTGTTGTTAGTATGGCTGGTATGAATAGTGATGAGATTAGAGATTATCAAGAGGAGTTAGAAAAGCAAGCCCAGTTAATGGATAAGATTAACTTGAAACTTGCTAAAATCTACGCTAATTCAACAGGTTTAGAATTATCTACAATTCAAGACATGATGAAAGCGGAAACATGGCTAACTGCTGAAGAGGCTAAGGAGTACAATTTTATAGGTAGTATAGAGGTTGCTCTTACTATTGCTGCTTATGCTAGTCCTAAAGAGTTGGCCAAGAAAGGGTACAAAGTACCGTCTAATTATGTAAATCAATTAAATAACGTGAATATGTCTGAAAAGGAAGGTCTATTAGACCAGCTAAAGGCTTATGTATCTGAATTGCTAGCTCCTAAAGCTGAAGCAGTAGAAGAGGTAACAGAAGAAACTCCAGAAGTTGAGGCTGTTGAAGAAACTACTGAAGAAGTTGAGGAAACTACTGAGGAGGTAACAGAAGAGCCACAGGATGCAGTTGATGTTGAGTCTATCAAAGCGGAGCTTATGGATTCAATTAAAGCTGAACTAACCGCTAAGGATAGTGAGTTAGCAGAATTAAAAAAGGAATTGGATAAAGCAAAAGCATCCAGAAAGCCATTAGAGGCTAAAGATGATGTAGTTAATCCTGAAGCTAATGTTAAAGAGGTGGATGAATTAGGTGCTGCAATCCTAAATATTTTAAAATCTTCATATAAAAGCTAAAATTAAAAAAGATGGCAAATTTTATTACACAATCAATTTCCTCTACTTATTCAGGACAGGAATTTACAGAAATCTTATTCGCTCCACAGGAGGGAAGTTCAGATTTAGCAGGTATTAGAGTAATACCTAACATTAAGGTTAAGGCTAACATGTACCTTAACTCATCTCTAACGAAAATCGTTAGAAAGTATACAACTTGCGGTTTTTCTGCTACTGGTGGAGTAACTTCTGTTTCTGATAGAACTTTAGAAGTATCAAAACTTAAGGTTAACCTTGAAGAGTGTGGAGATGCTTTTTACGGTACTATCTTTGAAGAGTTTTACGGTTCAGGAACTGCAATTGATGATTTAACTGATACAGTTGTAGGTGAAGTTGCTCGTAAAAGAGTTGCTGAAGCTATTGCTGATGATAACGGACGTATGGCATGGTTTGCTGCTTCTACTGCTGCATCATCTGATTACAACCAGTTTGATGGTTTTGTACAGTTATTCGTTGATAACTCAGCTTCTTTAGGGAAATATGTAGAGATGACTGCAATTGCAAATGTTGAAGATACTAACGGTGATCTAGTTGCTGATGGTGCTTACACTTTGTTAAAGTCTGCTTACGAAAACCAAACTAAGGTACTTAGACAAATGCCAAACGCATCTAAGTCTTTTAGAGTTACTGCTACAATCGTAGATAACTTGATGACTACTTATGAGCAGTTAGGTACTGGAAACGCTTTAGGGCTTCAGTTGTTACAAGATGGACAATCTTTGACTTTCAGAGGTATTCCAGTTGTAGAAATTACTGGATGGGATACACAGTTAGCTGATGCTACTAATCCTAATGCTAACATAGGAAAGAATATGGTAGTTTACACAGTAGATGATAACCTAGTAATAGGTACTGATGTTGCTGATGCTGGTTCTCAATTGAAGTTTAGAAGTAATGATGATGATGATGAGTTGTTAAAGATTATTGCTAAGTATAAAATGGGAGCGCAGTTTGTATTTGGTGAGTTGATTTCTTTCTACTACTAAGAATTAAAGCCCCTCTTTATGGGGGGCATTTTTTTAACTAATAAATTTTATAAAGATGTCAGAAATAACAACAGATATTTTAATAAGTTGTAACGATGAAAACCGCAGAGGTGGTATCAAAAGAGTATTCGTTATAAACAAAGATGATGTGACTACGTTTACTGCTTCTACTGATAATCATTCTTACACAGCGGTTACTCTAAGTACTACTGATGATAAGTTTTTCGAGATTGAAGGGGAATTGGAAACAAAGTTATATAGCTCAGAGGGTTCACGTGAAAACGGTTCTATTTCTTATGAAACTTCTTTAGAGGTGTTCTCTCCAAAAATGGAGAAAGTAAAAGCCAAAGGGATTAACAGTTATGTTGAATCATGTGGTTTAATAGTAATTTTTGAAACTTACAACAAAGAAACTAATGATAATAAAGCTTTTGTTTTAGGTTATGATGAAATTATGGGTAAAGATGCGTCAGTAGATGCTATTGCTAATGAAGTTTTAGAAGCTGAGTTGCAAGGACAAAATGGTTATACTGTAACTTTTGCTGGTAAACAAGCCCAGCTAGTAAGAGAATTTGTAGGTTCCATCACTACTAATAGCTCTGGTACAGTATCACTAGGTTCGTAATATTGTTTATGGTGGATAGTTGCTTTGCAACATTTTAGGGGGAGCGGTTATGTGTTCTCCCTTTTTTTTTGTATAGTGAGTATGAATAATTTTATTATATTTATAATATGAGCAAATATATTATAGACCCTAGTTTTATAGGTAAAAAGATAATGGGTTCAGTAGGTATTATTAATCTGACTGAGAAAACAAGCCAAAAGGACTTAAAGAAACTATACAACGCTGGATTTAAAGATGTTGTATCAATCGAAAAGGTAAAAGATGAGCCAAAAGAAGATAAGTAGTATAAAGGCCAGTACTGTTAAGACTGATCCGATTACTACTCCAATAGTTAAGAAGGAGAAAGAGCCTAATATTGATATTGAGCAGAAGTGGGTTCCATTTTTTCAAGACTCGGATAACATTTATGTAAATGATTTAGCAAAGAGGGCCAGAAGGTCCAGTACTCATAGCAGTATTATAAATCAAAAGATAACTTTTATCAAGGGCAAAGGCTTTACTTTCAAGGTGGATGGCGAGAATGTTGGATATGATGAGCTACCTAATGATTTTAAAGAATGGTGTAAAGAGGTTAATCCTGAAGGAGCTACCTTGTATGATGTATTTAGCGACCTTGTACAGTCTTATGTTATTACTGGTAATGCTTACCCTCATGTTAAAAAAAGCGGTGATTATACGGCATTATATTGTTACGATGCTACGACGGTAAGAAAAGGCAAAACAGGTGATATTGCTTATTTATCAAATTTCTGGAGAGATATAGAATTAAGTAATACACCATCAGCTCAATATCCTGTAAATGAGTTAGACTTTTTTAATGGTACTAATCAAAAAGAGTTTTTAATTCATATAATGCGTAAATATCCTGAGTTCAATTTTTACGGATTACCAGATTATGTAGGTGCTTTAGATTGGATTGATATTGAGTACAGAATGTCAAAGTACAATATTGATAAGTTTGATAATGGGTTTTTCCCTAGTGTACTTATTCAGATGTTTGGGGAGGTTCCAGATGGTTTAAACGCTCAACAATACGTTGAAAAGATTAAAGAGAAATTTACAGGTGAAGCTAACAATGATAAATTTTTAGTAGAGCTTTTAGATAGCCCAGAACAAGCTGCAAGTATTAAGGAGTTTGATAGGGAGCGTGATGGTGAATTTATGGAGCTATCAACTTTATGTACAAAGGCCATTATTTCCGCTCATAGGATTACTCCTAGTTTAGCCGGTATAGAAACTGCTGGTAAGTTAGGTAGCAATCAACAGATTAAAGATGAGTATGACAAGTTTATGAATAGCGTAGTTATACCAGATTTTCAAGAGCCATTATTAAGAGCTTTAAACACTATTATAAAGAGAGATACTAAATACGGTAATATTGAAGTAGGTATATTAAATGTTAGCCCTGTTGGAGATAGTGCAAAGGTTGATTTAAACGCTGTTATAACTATTAATGAGGCTAGAAAGATGCTAGGCTTAGAAATGTTAGAAGATGGGAGAGGTGAGCAGTTTGTTAATGAGAATGCTGTGCAGAATATTGAAGAGGATGAGGTTGAGAATGAAATCAATAACACTTATCAAAACAGTATTTATTCTAAAACCTATGCAGACTATCCAGATAGTGCAGTTAACAATGCTAAAAGAGGTATAAAGCTAAATGATGAGGTTAATAATAAATGTGCTACTAGCGTAGGTAAGCAAAGAGCGCAAGACATCGCCAACAGAAGAGGCTTAAGCTTTAGCACTATAAAAAGGACATTTAGTTATTTATCAAGAGCAGAAGAGTACTATGATCCAAGTGACACAAAGGCTTGTGGTACTATCTCATATTTATTGTGGGGAGGTAAGAGTATGAAGAGTTGGGCTGAGAGAAAGATTAAGGAAATAGAAAACAGTTAATAAATATGGCGTATAATACTGAAATGATGACTCCTACGGAGGTTAGTAGTCAAGCTATAAATGATAATTATTTTGATACTGCTTATTTTGATAAGTACATTTTAACTAGTCAAAGAAAGTATATTAAGCCTGTATTAGGAGTAAAGTATTATGATGAGCTTTTAACCCAGATAGCTGGAGCTAGTTTAACAGGTGATAACACTATTATAGTAAATCAGTTTATAAAGCCTATGTTAGCTCATTATGTAGTCTATGAGGTGTATTCTAAAATACATACTCAATTGACTAATCAAGGCGCAATGGAGAACAACACAGAACAATCTAGTCAGGCTAATAATTTTGAATATTCTCAATCTAGGGATTTCTATATTAATAAGGCTGATTTCTGGAAAAAGGACATGATAGAGTATATCAAAGAGGCTAAAGATGCTGATAGTACTAAATTTCCTTTATTTGATGATTGCGAAACTCCTGTACAAGTGAATAAAAAAGGCATTATATTTTATTAAGATATGGCAATATTACATAAGAATATAACAGCGGCTGCTGACATACATAATCCTAAATGGTTTAGCGGTGCTAACAATGGAGATTATGCTTTTAAGAATGAGAAAGGAGAGCTAGAGAGTATTGATGAATTATTATTACCAGCTGCTTTAAACTTTGTTGATGGCAGTGTAGCTCCTCCAACTACAAACAGCGGAGATATTTACATACTATCTAGTGGTGGTAGTGTTAATGCTGGCTGGGGAGGTGTTAGCTTACAGGACTGGGTTAGGTATGACGGTACTAACTGGAATAGTATTACACCTCAAAAGAGTAGTTTATGCTATGATAAGACTGCTGATGCATTAATGGTTTATGATGGTTCTGCATGGGCTGGTATGGGTGCTAGTTTCGGTAAGTTTGGAATTAGTGATAGTACTGGAGCATTTACGTATTATTCTGGTATTGATACCGCTTTAGCTGCTGCTTCTAGTGGTGATGTTATAGAGCAGTTTGCAAATATATCTGTATCTGGTACATCAACTATTAATTTTGTAGATGGGGTTACATGGAATATGAACGGGTATGAATATAAAAACACTGCTGCTTCAGATTTTTACGTATTTACGGCACCAGCCTCAACAACTTTTAGAATCACAGGGGGAGGAAAAATAAAGAAAACAGGAGGAAGTGC